CGTCGCCGATGCCCGACGAATGGCAGAGGGCGAGGCTCTCTCCGAATCGAAATGGCGGAGGATCGGACCTTGGATCGCGAGACACATCGTTGATCTTGACGCAGTCGAGGGCGATGAGATCACGCCGGGTCTGGTGGCGATGCTGTTGTGGGGCGGCGGCTCATCGAAGACTTCTGCTCGCCGGGCGCAGGAGTATGCCGAGAGAATCGTCGAGAGGCTCGACGCAGAGGCAGATCGACAGGCTATTGTTTCGGGCGACATGACTCTCTCTCCAATCTGGGTATCGAAGAATCTTGATGGTGATCGTTCGCGAGCATTCATCAAGACAGAACTACGAGCCTCTGCCGATGGCTCATCTCTGTTCGGCTATGCCTCGGTGTTCGATTCTCCCTCTGAGCCTCTGCCTTGGATCGAGTATGTGAAGAAAGGCGCGTTCGCCAAGACGCTAGAAGGCGATGCCGATGTTCGACTCTTGATGGATCATGAGGGCATTCCTCTGGCTCGAACGAAGTCTGGCACTCTGAGGCTCTCGGAAGATGAGACCGGGCTTCGCGTCGAAGCAGATCTCGATCCAGAGAATCCGATGGCGCGAGGGGTAATGTCTGCGATGAAGCGCGGCGATCTCTCACAGATGTCGTTCGCATTCAGAACAATCAGAGATTCATGGTCTGATGATCGCAAGACCCGAGAGTTGGAAGAGGTCGAATTGTTCGATGTTTCTGTCGTGACCTTCCCGGCATACGAGGCGACGACAGCCGAGTTGCGCGCCGCCCAGATACCTGTTAGTGTGCCTCCTCAACGATCGCTACTGCTTCGCAAGAATCAGGTGGCGATCGCAAGACGAAAGATCGGAGATCAACCGTGAAGAAGTATTCAGAGATCCTTACCCAGAAGCGCGAAGCCCTCTTGGCAGAGTCCGAGGCTCTCGTCGCCGTTGCGACGACCGAACAGCGCGATCTGTCGCAAGACGAAGATCAGAAGATCTCCGCGAACCTCGACGAAGTGAAGTCTCTCGACGAGCAGATCAAGAAGCACGAAGAACTCGAAGGTCGTTTCGCCAAGGCGGAAGAGATCCGAGTCGCCAACAAGATCGAAGTCGCATCGACTTCGGTCAAGTCAGAGCCGCGCACCTATCACGCGAAGGCTGATCATTCGTTCATCGCTGATGCGTTCGCCGCGCAATTCTCTTCGGACTTCGGCGCACAAGAGCGCATCGCCCGACACATGAAGGAAGAGTCGATCGAGCGGCGCGATGTGACCTCAACGAATTTCGCTGGTCTGGTCGTGCCGCAATTCTTGACCGATCTCGCCGCGCCATTCGCACGAGCAGGTCGCCCGGTCGCAGATCGCGCCCGAAAGCATGCCCTCCCGGCGGCAGGTCTGACGATCTCGATCTCGAAGGTCACGACAGGAACGGCAGTCGCCACGCAGAGCGAAGGCGCGGCTGTTCAGGAAACGAACATGGACGACACGAAGTTGGATCTCACGGTTCAGACCGTCGCTGGTCAGCAGAATGTTTCGCGTCAGGCAATCGAGCGTGGCACGAACATCGATTCGTTGGTGATGGCAGATCTCGTTTATGCGTATCACACGAAGGTCGATGATCTGCTCGTCGCCGAACTCTTCTCGTCGGCAGGTCAGGCAGTCACTTACACAGACGCTTCTCCGAGTGTGGCGGAGTTGTACCCGAAGTTGGCTGATGCCATCCAGAAAGTTCAGACGACATTCTTCGCAGGTCCGAACACGATCATCGTTCACCCTCGTCGCCTCGCGTTCATCTTGGCGGCTCTCGATGGTCAGAATCGACCGCTGGCTCTGCCCGCGCCGAACTTCAACAGCGTCGCGAATGGTGATGGCGCACCGCAATACGGCAATAGTGGATACACGATCATGGGTCTCCCGGTGATCACCGATGCCAATGTCTCGACGAACAAAGGCGCAGGCACAGATCAAGACACGATCTATGTCGGCAACCTCCAAGAACTTCACTTGTGGGAACAGGGTTCGGGCGAGCCGGTGATGTTGCGCTTCGAGCAACCGAAGGCGGCAGAACTCGATGTGACGATGATCGTTTACTCGTATGTCGCGATGACCGCGAACAGATACCCGAACGCATGGGCTCAGATAAACGGAACCGGGTTGGTCACGCCCACCTTCTAACAATTCGATGTAGAGTCTGAGTCGCGATAATCATCGCGATCAGACTTGATCGGAGAATCATGAAGAACAAGATCATCGACGCGCTTCTGGCAGAACGCAGAGGCTACGAGAATCGAGGTCTGGTCGAAAGAGTCGAGGCGGTCGATGCCGCCCTCGCCGATCTCGGCTATGTCGTCGAGACCGCCTCTGTCGAACCTGCCATCGAGAATGCGATGAAGATGAAGCCGCGCAAGAAGAAGCGTTGATCATGGCGATCACGAATGGCTACGCAACTCTCGCGCAGACGAAAGCGGTTCTCAGAATTTCCGATGCGAATGATGACGCGATTCTGGAACAATCGATCGAAGCGGCATCTCGTCGCATCGATGGCTATTGCGGCAGATTCTTCTATCAGAAGAACGCGACCGTTTCTCTCTATGCGCTGACGAATTATGTCTGCCCGACCGAGAACGATCTGGTCTCTGCGACGACCGTGAAGACCGACGATGATGGAGACGGATCATTCGAGACGACTTGGACTGCCGGAACGGATTATCAATTAGAGCCTCTCGATACGACGATCACAGGTCTGCCCTATCGCAAGATCACGGTGATCGGCGGCAAGACATTCCCTCTCTTCGTGATCCCGAATCGACCGGGTGTTCAGATCGCCGGGGTCTGGGGCTTCTCTGCGATCCCTACCGATGTCGAGGAAGCCTGCGTTCTTCTCTCGATCAGAGGATTCGCCAGATACAACGCCGCGCTCGGCGTGGTCGGCTTCGCAGACATGGCGATTCAGGTCAGGGCTATCGATCCCGATGTGCGAGATCTTCTCAATCCCTATCGGAAGATTGCGGTCGCCTGATGCCAGCGACAACGAATCAGGTGATGAATGGCGTGAAGGATCGGCTGGCGACGATCTCAGGGCTTCGCGCCTACGCTTCTCAGCCGCCGCAGGTGAATCCGCCTCTGGCATTCCCGATCATCAATTCGATCTCCTACCACAAGGCGATGGCAGGCGGTCTCGTTCTCTACGATCTCTCGATCATCTTGATCGTCGGCAGATACGACGACAACCGGGCGCACGATGTTCTCGATGATTTCATTTCCTACTCTGGTGCGAAGTCGATCCGATCAGCCCTCGAAGGCGATCAGACCCTCGGCGGCGTGGCGCAGACCTTGATCGTTTCGCAGACCTACAACATCACCAGCCTGAATGTGGCAGACGCAGACTTCTTACAGGTCTCGACATCTGTTCAGGTCAGCGGCTAGGATGTCGGGCATGGCATCATACAAAGTTCTGTCCAATCGCGTCTCTGGCAAGAAGGCTGGCGACTTGATCTCTGATGAAGAGTTGGCTGGTGCTAATGTCGATGCGTTGATCGAAGCGGGTCATCTCGCGGCGAACAATAGCAAGAAGAAGAATGACGAACCGAAAGTAGAGGTCTGAGACCATGGCAATCTTCGCGTACAAGGATGTGAGCATCACGATCAATTCCGTCGATCTGAGCGACAAGGCGGCAGGCTGTGTTCTGACCTATGAGATCGAGGCGCAAGATGCGACCGTGTTCGGAGGGAATAGGGCATCGATCGCAGGGATTCAGAACAATTCTCTGGAAGTCACCTTCTACCAAGACTTCGCCGCAGGCGAGGTTGAGGCAACGATCTTCCCTCTGGTCGGTACGACGACGACAGTTGTCGTGAAGCCTGCTTCTTCGGCGGTCTCTTCGACGAACCCCTCCTACACCTTGACCGGGGCATTCTTATCAACGCACACACCGATCAACGCGACAGAAGTCGGATCGACTGCGCCATTCTCGCTGACCTTCACAGGTGGCACATTGACGAAGGCGACTTCCTGATCTCATCAATCAATTAGAAGGGAACGATCATGAAGATCGAACTGCGAGTGAAATACATCAACGGTCAGATCGAAGATGCCGATGCGATCTTCATCGACTTCATCTCCTACGAGCGTGAGCGCAAGAAGTCAGTCGTCCAATTCGACAAGAATCTGACGCTCACGGATCTGGCATGGCTCGCATGGCATTCGGTCAAGCGCAACGGCAAGACTGATCTCGTCTTCGACCCGGCATGGCTCGCGACGGTCGAAACCGTCGAAGTCAGAGAAGAGCCAGCCGCAGACCCTATCTAGGGTCTCGCGAGTCGGCGCATTACCGTATCGCCGCCCTCTCAGTCGAGACCGGGATCTCGCCCTCTGATCTTCTGCGTGAATCGCCAGAGATGATCGATGCCCTGATTCAGTATCTCAATTTCAGGGCAGACGAAATTCAGAGACGCTCGAAGAGGTAGTATCGTGCGCCATGACGAATGTTCGCGTCGATACCTCTGAATTGGCTCGCGTCGGCAAGTATCTGAAACAGACCGAACCTGATCTCTACAAGGAGATCGCGGCTCAATTACGCGATGGTGGCAGGGTCGTGGCGGCGAATGTTGCCTACAACATCAAGAAGCCTCGCCTGACTCGATGGCATCAAGACGGTCGGCGAGGTCCATCGGATCTGCCGGGATTCGCTATCGGCAGGGCGCAGGCTGGCGTGAAGCCGATCGTCTCTCCGACCGGGCGGCGTAGGGGATCGACGATCAACATTCTGCGAATCCAACAGATGGATGGTGGTGGCGCGGTGTTAGATTCTGCTGGCAACAAGAATCAGACCACCTTCTCGATGAACCTTGATGCGTATTCTTCGGTCAAGGCTGGGCGCGGCAAGATCCGATCCCGATCGATCTACAAGGGCACGAAGAATGCGATGCCGATGATCGAAGACAATGTCGCGCAGGCGATCGCAATCGCAGAGAAGAAGATCTCGAACGCGATCATGGCAGGTTTCTAGATCATGGCATTAGGCGTAAACATTGTCTCGACCTTCGATGCCAAGGGAATCAAGAAGGCGATCGGAGACTTCCAGAAGTTAGAAGGTGTCGGCGCGAAATCCACATTCGGCTTGCGAACATTGGATTCGGCTGTCTCGAATGGCATGAAGAATGTCGTGAAATACGGTGGGCTTGCGATCGCAGGTCTTGGCGCAGTCGGCGGCTTCCTCGTCAAGGGCGCAGAATTCGCGAAGCAGGCAGACGATCGACTCGTCGCTGTCGCCGAATCGATGAAGATCTTCGGAGACAATTCCGGCATCGTCGCCCAGAGATTACAGAAACTCGGTGATGCTCAGGAATACGAACTCGGGGTCACGGCTGAGACGATCAA